TGCTACCATGAATGCTAGGTCGAATAGTATCTGTCTCCAGTCGTGCATTTTCCTCCTTTGGTTGTTTCTTGCGAAAGATTTCGTCGTAGTTATTCCAGTAAGTCTTGAGGTTTACTGGCCGTGGTCTGTCTCCTTTACCTGCCATATTTCTCCTTCAGTTGTTTTAGTTCCTCCCTCGCCTCGTCGCGCTCGCGTTCCAACTGCTGTGCCCACTCGGTCGGAACGACATGGTTGCCACGGGCCAGATCGTCTGTCTCTGGTGTAGGTCTGTCGCTCATTTCTCGCACAGCGGACAAAGGTAGAAGTTAGGTTCGTTTCTTGACTGTTCAGTCCAGACTGAAATGTTATAGATCACTCCCGCTATCACCAGAAAGATCAGTAGGAAGATTATGCCCGTTTCGACAGAGTAGTGTTTTGAATGAGTTGAGTTCATTGACTATTGTTTCAATCTTTTCTACAGGAATGCGGACCATCGTGTCAAGATAATTTTGTTGAATTTCGTAGGTCGTCCAACTGTGGTAGCAAGAGTTGCAGATTCTCCTGCGGTATGTTGAACCATCATACTTGTCTGTTTTCCTTGAGTCATAAACTTCTGTTTTTTTGCTCTTACATCGCGGGCACTTCATTTCGGATATGTCTCTAGGAATCTGAACCTCTCATACTCAGCTAGTGCCTCATCAGCTAGAGCGGGGTCATCTACTTGGTAGAGTGCGTTAGCTAATTTCTTTGCCAGATACTCCCACGCGCATTTATTCGCACATGAGCCGCAAGGTTGTGGGATTGAATCACTCATAGAGTCCAGCAGGTTCGATGCCTTGCTCAATATCAAGTGAATAACACTCGGCTTCGTGTTTTAATTCGCGGGCTTCATTAACTTCCCCGCTCACATCGGTATCGTATTCGTCGTTCATTCGTTCTCCTTTTTGATCATGCCTAGGATTGTTTTGTAGAATAAGGCAAGTTCTTGTTGTTTCTGGACTTCTTTGAGTAATTTCTCAATTTCTTCTTGGAGCTTGTCGTTTTCCTCAATGAGTGCGTCGATGGCTTTCATTCGCAGGAGTAGACTACCTCGGATAGCTTAAGACGGGGAATGCTATCGGTTGGTATGGTGAAGGAATGATCGGTGAATACCACCCTGTTTGTTGGTTGAATGGTAAGTCTACCGTTGTCCAACTTGGTGAAAATGAATTCCTTGTCCTGATCTGGACTATCTGAATATCCGTCCAGTAAGTGGGCTGCTGAAAATAGATATTCTCCTGACAATACATCGTCTCCCACCTTGGCGTGTAGGCCGAGGCAGAGATGATCATTGCGAAGAAGAGTGAAGTGATAGCTGTAACAATCCCAAAGCTGGGCTTGGTGAATTGTCCATTTGACGGGCTTGAGTTTTTCTTGTGGTTCATGTTGGAAGTGGATTGCGTGTGGTGGTAGGTTTCTGTAGAGCGTCCCGCCATCGCGTAGGAGGACGGAGATGCCCCATGTTCTGCCGGGGATTGAGGTGAGGCCGACCCACATTGCTTCCACGAAGCCGATTGGTTCTTCGTGTGTGAAGCGTGAGTCAACCCAACAGTAAAGGTGGCGTGGTAGTGGGGCGATCTTGGAGTAGATCATTTCATCGATTTGGCACCTTTGCAGCGCCATTTCTTGCGTGAAAGGTTGTTTGGAGAATTGGGATTATCCTTCCAGTCGCCTTTGATCTTCAACGACCTAGCACAATAACTGTCGCCTTTGGATGTGCCAGGTGATATGGTCGCACCTTTCTGGCCATATTTGACAGTCTTCTTCCTGCCAGTCTTTGGGTTCACTACTGTTTTGGAGAACTTTTTTTCCATATGCGTTCTTTCGTATACTTGCGAGTTATACGCTCTAGCGTTTCTTTGCGGTCTTTGCAGATTGCTTGAATGCCTTGGCAGTCGGCGCGCCTTTCGAGCCAACCTTCCTCATCTTCTCACCGCTGCCCGCAGCGATGCGCTTTTTTTTAGCGTTAATGTTTGCGTAGAGTCCAGCTTTCATTTTTATTAAAATATATTTTTGTTGACATCTAATGCAATAAAAAACCTATATGTAGAATATAGGTTATTTATAGTTTTTAGTTAGCGTTTACGAGCAGCGTTACCAAGAGCTTGACCAGCCAACCTTGCACCAGCCTTTGCAGCTTGCATTTGTGCTGTTGCACCAGCCTTTGCAGCTTGCATTTGTGCTGGCAATTTACCAGTGCCAGATTTAGTGATAGCTTGACCAAGTTTTGAACCCATTGAAATTCCAGCTTTTCTGGCTGCTTCTGGGAACATTCCTGATGGCGATGCTTTGATTGCCCGTTTTACTGAAGGGGTTAATTTTTTTGATACGGCTGCTGCTGCTGCTTCTAACATAATATTATTTTTTTAAGTTTGAGTTTTAGTTTTAGTTTTAGTCTGATTCACAAAAATTAATGTGAACTAGCTATTCATATCAACAATTTACCTTGCGTCAAGTCTATTTTTTCTTCTTGGACATTCCAGCTTGAGAGAGGGCAATAGCTACTGCTTGTTTACGCGATTTAGCCATAGGAGCTTTCTTCGGGCCTTTAGGATCGACGCCCGCTTTGAGTTTACCAGCCTTGTATTCGCGCATTGTTTTGGCGATCTTGGCGGCTTTTCCTGTTTTAGTGGTGGGTTTTTTCATAGTTTAATACCTTCAATGCCATCGCGTAATAGTTTGAAGAAAAGGTCGGATGGCATAGTTACCTTCCACTTCTTGTTGTTTTTCCGGTGTGCCACTATCCATAGCTTCCCGCGTGAATCTCTTTCCGCTTGCTCGCAGGCTTTGTCAAGGTTGAGGCTCTGCACCCTCTTGACCTCTTGGTGGAGTCCGGCGAGTTCTTCGCAGATTACATCAGGCGAGTCCGGCCCGCCAGAGAACTGCTGCCCCCTACGCGCTGTGAAGCCTTGTTCTCGGAGTTGGTCCCTCCACTCCCTTTCCCCGGCTGCACCTTTAGCGCGTGAGTTCATTCTTTTACAAAGTATTTGTTCTCCACATCAGCTAGCGTCTTGCACACTAGGTCGAGCCAGCGAAGAATCTCTTCTGCGTCTCGGTCGCCTAGCTTCTGTTTCCTTTCCTCGTCGGTCAGGTGTTCTATTTCCACGGGTTGTCTTTCTCCGTCCCGCTCGGCCATGAGGTATGCTCCGGTCATTGGAATATCCTAGAATGGGCACAGGTCTTCTGTCAAGACTTTTTTGTTATCAGAGAAGCATTCTTCACGCAATCTCACGGCCTCATCGTAGCAGCGTTGGGCTTCGTTGTATTTCTCGCTGACCTTGTAATCCCAGATGTCGGTAGCCTTATCCAGTAGCTTGCAGGCCCGTTCGTATGCTTGGTCGGTTGTCATTCTTTTAGTTTGCTGATCTCCCCGTCCATTGTGATCGGGAAGGTGTAGTTCCTTGGGCCTCGGCGGTTCTTGTCCACGAAGATCATGGACTTCTCCCCAGTATGTTTGATGAAGATGAGTTGGTTGCTGTGCTGCTTGATTGCTCTGGACTCTCTGACCTTACCTTCGTCGTTTAGCTGGCTACCTGTGACTACTGGCACTTTGAGTTTAGTCGCGAGGTTCTTGAGCCTTCTAGCGATCTCGCTGACCTGTTGCTCGCGGTTGTCATTGTTATCACTCTCGATGATCTGGAGGTAGTCGATGATAATCACATCAGCTTTCCCCAGAGTGTGGAGGCGGTGGGCTTCGGCTAAGAGTGATGGTAGATCGAGAATATCGTCAACGATAATCAAGGGCATCTTCTGGAGCGCGATGATCGAGTTGCTGATTGTTCCTAGTTCCCGCCCGTGTGAAATCTTATACTCCTCTGCCGTGCGGACTGGAAGGTTGGCGTGGTGCGCGACCATCCTTTCAAAGATGTCGGTCTTGTCCATCTCTAGGGAGAAGTAGACTACTGACTTGTTCTCCATCAAGTTAGCCACCGCCGCCTGCACCATGAAGATCGACTTACCACCACCTGATTCAGAGGCTACAGTGAGTAATTCTCCGCCGTGCATCCCGCCTTTGAGTGTTCTGTCCAGATAAACTAGCCCAGTAGAGAAGCAGGGCCGCTGGTCTTTGCCTTCCATCTGGTCGATCAACTTAGAGGCGATATCTTTCGCGGTGGATACTTCTGCATTCCTTACTAAACAAGTGTGTGCAATCTTATCCGCCAATTCGCGGATGTCGCACTGAGCATTCCTAAGTTCACTCTCATTCTCTTCGATGAGTTGGATGGTTCTGCGGTAGGCTCGGTAGTCGATTAGGTCGAGTCGGTATTCGTTTGCCATCTCCAAAATAATATCGCTGCGTCTATGGCAATGGGCGTTCAGAATATCGGATGCTGCATCCTTACCTCCGATCTTTTCTAGCACACCCATGCTCTCTAGCTCAGAAATGACCGCAAACTCGTCGAAGTCGGGGTTCCGCTGGTAAGCCCTTTGGAGAGCAACAAAGAGCGTCCTGTGGTCTTCTAGCGCGAAATAATCGGGTTCCCAGACTTGGACTCCGAGTATCTCTGGTTGAATCTTGATAAGCGAGATCGCTCCAATCTCCGCGTGTGTGTGTATTGGGACTTTTTTCATATTGGTTATCGGTAACGATAATTACTCGTTGGGTTTCACATTTGCCCAGTAAAGCCCTGCGGCTACTGGGTCGGTTTTTTCATCGGGGATTTGCGGGGCTGGCGGGAACATTGAACGGGCCTTGTCAATCTCACCAGCCCAGTTGTTAAGCAAGGTCAGCATCGAGCGGCGGGTGAATACATCCTTCTCCCCGCGCTTGGCGTAGAAGTTTTCGAGCAGCTTCCAGTCCTCCTCGCAGGTTTGGAGGTGAGGCTTGGCAGCGCGTAATTCGGCGGCAGACCATGCCGTAGTATCGCGGCGACCGAGCAGGCGGTTAGCTCTCGCCTTGAAATCGGCGGAGGTTATCGCTGATTGCAGAGAGCGCGAATCCATTGATGAGCGTTCGGCAATCCGTGGGGAGGAAGTTTTTGGAGTAGCACAGTCATCAGTAGGGAACAAGTCAGACGCTATGGTTTTCGGAGCGTCAGCGACAAAACCATCTGATGGTTCCTTTGACGGTTCTTTCTGATGGTTCATTATAGATGGTATGAACTGGTTCATAGGGGGGATGGTCTGAACTGGTTCAGAGGGGGTAGGTATGAACTGATTCATACCATCCCCTGTCCTGTGCTTGCTTTTGGGTATCGCAGAATAGACAATCGACTTCGTGATATTGTCTTCGCCAATCTTATCGACAAGCAGCGTGTAGGTGTTCGATGTTCTCCTGCCATTCTCGGCAAATCTCTCCTCCGATTCCACCAACCCGATCTTCTCAAAAGCATGCAGAAACTTCCTAGTTGTCTCCTCAGAGACATTGGCTTTCCTTGCGATAGTCTTGAGAGATGGAAAGCATACCCCCTCATCGCTGCAAGCATCTGCCAAGGCTATTAGAACCAAGCGAGCGTTACCTGTGGTAAGCGACCTCTCAAAGACATTGTGCATCATCTTCACGCTCATCTTGACCCTTCTAACCAATTGGCATCCTCGTTCAGCACCCACTTCTTGTCCTTGTTCATTTTCAAGAACCGAAGTCCAACTAGAGTCATGAAAGCGTTGTGTGCCTGCGTTTCACTCAAGCCACAAATTTCAGCAACCTCTTGTATGTCTTTCTGGTCAAAGCCATCATCGTAGTTGTCAATGACAGCGAATACTTGTTTCTTCAAATCATCAACGATGGACAATTTGAGTATCTCTTTACGAACGAAAATACCTTCGTTCTTTTCTAATGGATTCATATCTGAAAGGGCGGTCCCCCCGGTGAGCGGAAAAAGGCGCTAACTAAACGCGTGAGAGAAAAAACCCACCGAAGGGACCATATATAGTTTTACTTTTCTTACTTTTTCCAATTTACCTCGGCTCTCACCCCGAGGCAGGATTGCTCCTACAAGTGCGAGACTAACCCACTCGCGGCGGGAGTCAATACTTTTTTTCAATTGCAATCGTATGGCGGTGGATTATCGTTAACGATAATATGTCCCAGTGCTGCGGCTCATTTTACGAAAGGTCAAACTCGTCAACCAATAAGGCGTGTGCATGCGCGAGGCAGGCGAAAAACGCCGCGCTCTCTGCCTCAAACTCTTTGGCGCAGTTCAATGCCAAATATCTTGGAGCATTTCCGTCGAACCCTGCGCCGCCCCCGTTCCAGATTGGCGCCCTGTATTGGAACACTAGCTCAAATGAAATGTATGTGTGGACTGGGGCATCTTGGATTGTTTCTGAGGGATTTGATGAGTTCAGTAACTTTATCGCAACTGGCACAACCACAGCTAGAAACCTTGTAACACGATTTGGAGAAGTGTTCAACATTAAGGACTTTGGAGCAACCGGAGACGGGACAACGGATGACGGCCCCGCGATCCAAGCGGCTCTGAATGCGTCGAATGCGGCTGGCGGTGGAGTTGTTTACATCCCGCCGGGGCGCTACCGCAGGGCCGACACCATTGGTTCGCAGTGGACGATCTACAGCAACACATCCTTGGTTGGAGACGGGGATCAATCCGTTATTTTCTTTGATGATCGCCCAACAACCATTAGGAGCGGTAACGATCTCATCATTGCAAACACTCCTGTAGGAACCCAGAAGGAAAACATTGAGTTCAAGAACTTCAAGGTGGAGGGAACTCTGCTTACATATCTGAACGACACAAATGGGAAGTTGGGGTTTGGTGGAGACAATATCGATGGGTTCAGAATGGAGAGCGTGACGATTGTTGGAATGCGCTATTTCGCCACAGCATTCAACAGGCTTCGCAATGCTGTCTTTACTGGCAACACGCTTCAATACATTTCGCGGGACGGAATTCGTTTTACACACTCATGGAATGTCACTTGTAGCAATAACACATTTAAGTCCGTGTGTGATGACGCGATTGCCGCGCACAGCTACAATAACCTGCTTCCAGTCCCAAGCGGACTTGTCATTACAAACAATGTGCTTGAGGCGAGCCAAGGGATCAAGGTTCTCGGCGCAAAGCAAGTTGTTATCTCTGGGAACAAGATATCCCGCGCCCTGCGTTCGGCAATTCACATTAACACACCAGCAACAGGGAATCCAACCAACGAGGGTGACACAAACCAATTCGATATCAACATCACAAACAATGTGATATCAGATACATTTGAGTCTGGCGACAATTATGTGATCTATGTGAACTTCGGTGCAGGAGCCTCCACCGGAAGATACAAGGCCGCACTTGCCCAACAGCCCGGAGTTAGCACGCCTCCATATCCATACAACTATCTCAATGATATTTACAATGGAAATCAAGTTCGTGTTGGAATGTTTGGTATAAATATTTCTGGCAACATCATTACGCGAACGCTACCGGATGTGGCGCAATATTCTGATTTGGGATACACAGACCCATACAATCCACTTGGTCAAAAGTTTGATCGTGTAACACCCGGATTCTTCAGTAATCCAGCAATCACAGAAGCGTCATTCACAACTCACGGCATTATTGTAACCAGTCCGATCAATGGACTGAACATCACAAACAATATTATCCAAGGAACCAATTATACTGGAATTTTGTTGGATAATACCAAAAACACTAACATCCTTGACTTTGCAAACTGCAACATTTCTGGAAACACAATCATTGATGTAAAAGGAATTGGTTTATACATAACTGGAAGCGGAAGTGGATTCGGAGCATCTCAAATCTCGATTATCAATAATACATTTGATATTGATCCATACTTTAGAAACGCAAATCACAACGCCAACAACACTTGGGCAACAACTACAAGTGCATATGGTATCACAGCAAGTGGGCTGTCGGGGCTTTTTGTTTCTGGAAATGTGTTCAAAAACTGCTCCACAACGGGGCTTGAAGGGCCGACAGTGATTTATCCAGCAGGAAGAAACTTCATCTATGCAGACTTCACTTCTGGTGGGGTGAATGACACCGGGATAAACAAGGGCGTCAGATTCATTCCTGCATTCAAGAACAACATTGTAGTTCCGATAAATGGCGACCCAACATCCGCCACCTATGGACAAACACTAAATACAATAGTGACTACTTCATTCACTATTCCATCTTCTGGATACTACATCACCGGAACATTTGTTGACAACGCAAATCCCGCAGTCCTTGGACTTGCTGGAAGCCAATATACTCTCGCCGGATGGTGGAGGGCCACAACAGGGAATGCCCATGTATTGAACACGGACTGGCTTGAGGTCAGAACCCCAACAGGAACATGAAAACAATTATATCAAACGACGAAGATACAATCGTCTACAAGTTTACACACGGAGACAAGGAGACTGAATTCCGATACCACAAGAAGGGGTTTGTGTTTTTTGATGGTCAAGAGGTTAACTTTGACGCAATCGCAGAGAACGACTTGCAAAACTGGATCAATTCAGTTTCCTAATTTTTCTGCACCCTCGCCAAGAATAATGTCATCCCTCTTGCCCTCCGCCCAGTCGTGCATCTGGTCGAGGATGTCATCCCAGCAGTCATCGGTGAGTTCCTCGTTTGGTATTGTTAGGACATGCCTGCGGGTGGAGACATCTTGGTTCTCCTGATCGACCAATATCTCCAGAACCATGATGAGGTTAGATGGCTCAAACAGCATGGCGATGAATGACTTCCCATTCTTTCTGACAGCCATGGACATGTATAGTCCAGCTGGGTCTTTGATCTCGTAGTGGCAGACTATTGGGGAGTCTATCTGAGAGGCGAGGATCATGTGTGCGCCGAGAGTGGTGATCTGCGCTGCGGTTAGCACATGCTTCATTGCGGCATCGGGAGAGTCCATTTATCGATAACGATAACGACTTTCCGCTTGACCTGTCAACAAAAGTTTCTATACTCCCGCAAATGGATCACCCACTACTAGGAGCCTACGAAGCCTGCATGAAAACCTACGAGACAAGTAGGATGATCCGGCAGGCTGGCAGGTCGGTATTCGGCAAAGAGTTAAAGCATGCAAGGAAAGAGCTAGGCATGACTGTGCGGGAGATGGGCAGCGTGGTGGGAACGACAGGAGCATTAATCAACCAGATCGAAACCAGCAGTCGGTCGATCCTCAAGCTGGAACAGATCAAGAAAATTGTAGAGCTATGCTTAAACGGAAAACACCACTCAGATCAAAAAGCGGATTCAAAAATGGAGGACGGCTACGAGCGGTAAGCAAAAGTAAGCATGAGTTACTTAAGGAATATGCCAAGGTGCGAGGAGAGTATCTTCGCGAGCATCCACTCTGCGAATGTTGTAAAGACTATGCCACGCAGATTCACCACAAAAGTGGACGAGGCAAATACTTGTGCGATAAATCCACCTTCATGGCGGCATGCTGGTTTTGCCACCGCCGCATCCACGATAACCCCGCGTGGGCCAAAGAACGGGGCTTTTTAGAATACAAATTCACATGAGCTACAACCAACCATTCGAGTCCCTAGTCCGAGTTCGCGGGTATATCTGCGCGGAGAACCCATATAAGATTCGATTCATGCAGACCTACAACGACTGCTGGATTAAAAGAAAAGACATCACAAAGATAGAGCGAGTAGAGAAGACCAGCGAAGGATACTGGCTTGCCTTCCTCACAGTCCGCGAAGAAGTGGCGAACGAGCTTGAGTTGTCAGGCGAGCTTGTCTAAATTATCGTTAACGATAAATTGCGCGTCTCAATCATCCTCGCCCCACGAATCTGAGGAGTAGGCATCCTCTTGGCTATCGGGCTGGAGCTTATTTTCGGGTCTAGCCCAGAAGCGGTCGGTGGGCACAATTTTATCGGTTCCGATAAAAGCCAGTCCATTGCGGCGAGCCATTTCTACGAGATAGCTAAATGCGTCACTTTCGTCCGGGCTGTAACCAATTCTACTTTTTAGATTGTCTTTTGTTTCGATGGAAATCTTCTTGTTACGGATGCTCCACCGCCGCAAGCAAAGCTCACGACCTAGCGAACTAGCTGGGTCTACGCCATAGATTACTTTTGCGCGGAATCCATGGTATACTGCAAATTGAAATTCACTTACAATTCTATCATAGACCTCATTACAAGGCCGCTTATCCACATCCGCCGCGATCCTATCAGTAGGTTTACCCATAGAAGAGATAAGAGCGATAGAGTGCCCATTCTCGTCGTAGCGCAGCCACTCGCGGATGATCGCTTGGCCTACTCGCCCGCCATCCCCAGAGACATCCATACCGAAGCGTTTCGGCTCCACCTCATACCTGCGGCAGATATCTACGACTTTCTCCGCAAGCTGGACATCGAACTCTTGGACCGCGTTGGCTGAGAGTTGGATTACTTCTTGGTGTTGGAGGTAGAGAACCCTCGCGCTCGTCCCGCGCACATTGCCGAGCTTACCGATAGAGAGAACGCAGCGATCCCCGCCTACAGTAAAGGCGGTATCAAAGCCTGCTACCTTCACGAACCCATCGGCAGACCAGATCGGCTCCTCAAGAGTATCGGCATTTCTGATCACATCGGCGGTTAGAATCGTCTGATTGAAGCCAGACTTTGGCCACCAACCAATAGCATTGCGAACATAGTCGATAGCATTCTCGTCGCCGTAAGACATCTTAAGCATATCTGCCTGCTTCTGGCGATCCATAAGGAATGGAAATGGCGGCGGCTCGCTGGGAGGAGCGTCAAAGTTCGGAGACTTATTGCCATTGTAGAAAAGACAGATGCCAGTCTCCGTGTCCCACTCAAGCATGTCTTGGTTCACAGTATCAAAGGTTGAGGAACCTTTGGGCATACACCAACGAGTATGTGGGTTATCCCCCGTAGAAGGATTGCCGATCCCAATAAAGACCTTATCATTGTTAGAGGAAAGGTTCTGCCTAGCACTCAGCGCACCCATCTCCATTTCCGGCAACTCATCCATAGCTAGGCGGATTCGCTTATTTTTACGCCCCCTAGTGGTATCAATCGCCTTCTGCCCCTCATTACCTTGCGGGAAGGCAAGAGCTTTGATGGCATTCTGGTATTCCTTCTCATCCTGTCCACTCGCCCCACCCCAGACAATCATGTGGCGATAGTCGATCAAGTTCCCAATACGATGTCTGGCACACTTGTAGAGCTTAGAGATGATACCCCAGATACGATCCTCCGAAGCACCGAGGGTAGTAGTCGCAACCCAAGAAGAAGTGCAATGGGGAGCCGCGCACCAGTCGAGATAAATCCACGCAGAGACGGGAAACGACTTGCCAGCAGACGCCGCCCCGGCGAGAACCACATCGTCATTATTGCACAGAGCCTCAAAGGTGCGGAGCATCGAGTTGTTCGTATAGCCACGATTCTTGATAATGACATCAGTCGGCCATTGGAGTTGGACAGCTTTAATGAAATGCTCAAAGGGGGACATGAGCTTAAACTCCGAGAGGTCGATATTCTTCTCGATACAGAGCGTCTTGCCATACTGCCCGCGAGTGAGTGCGTAGCAGTAAAGCTCAATCTGAAGATCGTCCATGTTATCAGGGAAAACAATCCCGTAGCGTTGTATACCTTTTTTGCTTGACATCCGCCATAGCAGACCACATCTTCTCGCCTAGATCAAGCATGAAACTCAAAGATAAAAAAAGAGCACCAGTTTCGGGCTGGAAGTATCGTTATACGATACAACGCTTCAGTCTATCCTTCCCCGCCACAGTCTACGGAGATTCGTGGACTCGCCTCATAGCGAATATCAAGAAAGACATGCAAAGCAACGCGCATCCGATTCCAAATGATCTTGAGTATCAGGTGGAACAACAGATTTGCGCGAGCCAACCAGAAGACCGATGCTGGCAGCAAAGCGGTGATGTCACCGCAAATCTTATCCACGGGGCGGCAAAGATGATCGACAGCATCGCTGGAACAAAGTTGGCACGAAAAGCCAAGGGGTGTCTCTCTTGTGCAAAACGCAGAGAGAAGATGAACAAGATTTTGTAAGTTGAATTATGATTATCGTAAACGATAATAGCGAACTATGATTAATACGGGATACGACTCCTTTTCACTTGCCACGCTTGGCCCAGACGGCGAGGTTCCAGAGACACGAATTAGCTCGGCAAACCACGCTTGGAACTTGGCAGACCAACTAGCTAGGGACAATGTGGGCCGCGAACAGAAGCGCATCCGAATCTACAAGCAATACTCCCGTTTTCCACCCACGGAGTATAGCAAGATGGCGCAGAAAAGTTTGCCCTTTTCGTCAAATGTCTGCTGGGGCCAATTAGAATTCATCGTAAACAATCAGAAGAGTTCTTACTACGATGTCATTACAGAACGCCAAGCCTGCGCTTCTATTACTACCAAATATGGAAACAAAAAAGAAAGACTCGTTCACTCGGAAAACATCACGAAAGCGTTCGACCAAGCGGTGCGCGAATGGCCGGGGTATCTCTACAACAAAGAGCAAGACATCACAAGCATGCTGCTGTATGGAAAAGGAATCGGCATGTGGAGTAGCCCGTTCGGCTGGATGCCCGAAGCAATCCCACTTTCCGATCTGTTGTTTCCAAGCGATGTCAAAATTGATTTCTCGAATCTGGAAGAATTTGTGCGGCGAGTTCGACTCACCCCCTACCAACTCTACAAGGTCATCAAAGACAGGGAAGCCGCCGAGTCGCTTGGGTGGAATGTGGATGCAGTCATAGACGCAATCCGGTTCCATAGGAACTTCCAAGAGACGAACAAAACGCGGGAAGAGTTTTTCCGCACAATCACAGAGGCAGGGTTCAATTGGTCGCTATCGATTAACCAAACCATCGACCTTTACGAAGTCTACTGGAAAGAATTCGACGGCAGAATCTCCAAGGCAGTCGTGCTTCAAGACTACACTCCAATCGTCAGCCATGTGAATAAAGAAGTGCGCGGGACAGACAAGATCAGCGACTCCGCCTTGCGCGATCAGCATGGCTTCATGCAAATCAATGTCGGGTTGTTTGATAGCTGGGACGAGATCATTTACATGATCACCGACTCGGTGGGATCGGGACTCTTCCACGACATCAAGAGCCAAGCGGAAGCCTGCTTCGTCGCCTGCCGCCAGTATGACTTCACGATGAACAGCCTTGTGGATGCCGTGCGACTCAACTCCATGCTTCTACTGGAAGGTCAAGGCCCAGACGCCACGAAGACCCTCAAGCAGATGGAATGGTTGCCAATGTCCATCATGCCGGATGGTGCCAAGTTCACCCAGAACCGCATTACGCTGCCAGTCCAAGAGAGCATGCAGTTCATGCAATTCTACATGGGCGATCTCTATCGCGGAATGGGGCAGTATCGCATCAATGGCCCAACAAGCTCAGGCGGTCAGCGCACTAAGGGCGAAGCAGAGCTAGACGCAGCCGAGTCTGCCAAACTTTCTGGCACGCAAATCAGGCGGTTCAACGAATGCGAAACGCTATACTTTAGGGAACTCTACCGACGATTTGTAAGCAGCAGCAGGGATGATGAAGGATACGAGTATGTCAAACGATTCTACGAGATTCTTGAGGAGCTTGGATCGCCGAAGGAGGCCGCTGCCTTTAAGAACATCACGAACATCAGAAGCAACTTGATCAATGGAGCAGGCAGTCCGAGCTTCAAACTCATTACTGCTGAGAAGCTGGTCAGCCTTACTAGCATCACTCCCGCAAACGAAGGGCAAGAGAACGCGGTTAAAGACGCAATAGCAGCCCTAGCAGGCCGGGATAATGTTGATCGATATAGAAGCACTAGCATTGCGAAGATCGATGACACAGCCCGCATCATTGGTTTCGAGAATGCAGGTATGACAGATGTGTTCGTGAACCCAGCCAACTTCCCAGTAATGCCAACCGATCCTCACATCGAGCATGCGACTGGTCACTTCAACGATCTCATGTTGCAGATGCAAACGAACATGCAGGCGATACAAGCTGGTCAACCCGATGTCAACGAACTTGCCAAGGCTGTGCGCTCCATCCGATTCAAAGGTGGGCACATCATGGCGCATGTCGAGTTCATCGCCAAGGATCAGACGAAGGCCGACTTCCTCAAACAATTCATGCAAGGCATGGGCGAAGCAGGAAAGATGGGCGACCAGATCGCAGAGGTCTACCAAGAAATGGCGCAAGCCGAGCAGCAAAAGGGTGGACAAGGCATGAGCGAAGAGGACATCAAACTCCAATACCTCGCCGCAAAGTCTGGAATCGACATCGATACCAAGCAGAAGCTGGCAGACATCTCGATTGGAAAAGCCTCCATCAGCCACGCTCAAAGGACAGAGCAACGCGAGAAACAAGGAATCACACAACTCGCCTTGCAAAAAGCCAAAGCCCGCGCAGAGATTCAAAAGAAAATGGCAGAAGCCCGTGGTGTGGAAGAGGAAGAAGAGATCGAGATGGAAGAAGAGCTTCCAGAAGAAGAAGCACAAGCCGCCACAGAAGGCGAAATGCCGCAGAATACCCGAACGGGAATGCAGCAACCAACACAATAAACTGAATGATAGACTCAAATAAACTCAAGAGTATTTGTGGATCAATAGCTAACCACGAAGACTGGG